TCTACTAGTCTCTGGAAAGTTTGCTTAAGATCATCTGGTAAAATGGTCTCAGCAATCTTACGAGGACGGTACTTCTCTACCCAGAGAAAATCATTCATTTACAAACTCCATAACAAAAAGGTATTATATCACAAATAGTCAAGTTTGTAAACTTAATCTTCATCATCCTCCATTGCAGCATCTTGTGTTAGTTGTTCACAGATTTGAATAATCTGGATACACTGATCACGAAGACCACCAATGGTAGTAAGCTCTTCACCTTTAAATGCACCACGTTGTGTCATGGCATCAATAACTGCTACAGTGCTACGGGAAGCTTTATTAGCAATATCTTGCAGTTCTTGTACTTGTTCAGACATAATTTAAACTCCAAAGTTAGACGTCTTTTCGAATGCAATCCAGTATTTTACAGGTAGTTCTGTATGACTGAATTGCGAGATAAGCTTAGAAGAAACCTCAACATTATAATCGCCAGGCAAAATCTTAAGGTTTCCGATATTTAGGATTATATTAAAACTAGAATCCGGATTAAACTCACCATCAATATCAATTGAATATTGGTTAGATGTTGAGTTTTTGGTATCTACGACAGAAAGACTAAGTACACCATCTTTACCAGAGATCGATACTTCTTCATGTCCTAGTGTTGATGCTGCGCGCTTAAGTTTATTCAACGTATCATTAGTTAGTAGAAACTTAATTTCGCAATCAGGCATCTTAATTTTTTCAGGTGCTTTAGTTAAAACTTCTTCTGCAGAAAAAAAGTATTTAATTTTGGACCTGCCAGTAGAATCGCCTACTGTAACGTACTCATCATTAAATTTAAGACGAGGTTTATCTACAAGAGAAAGTACTCCTATAAATTCATTTAGATCATAGATCCCAAAGTCTTTTGGGAAATTTTCTGTAATATCTGCATGAGCAATAATATTCCTTGCTTCATTCACTGTCCTCAAGACATTACCTTCTCGTATCATGATATTAGGATTAATACCTGAGAAGTTTTTTAATACTTGAAGTGTACCGTCATTCAATTCCATAACATAACTCCGTGTTTAATTAATAGATCATTATACCGCTTATTGAGCTGTTTGTAAACCATTAAGCTGCGATTTTACTGAAATTCTTTTCTTTTTTAAACTCAATTTTAGTATTGAATTTTCCATCAAGAATTTCACCTTTGTGGGATATAACAAAGATATTTGTATCATCACCTAGTGTATACAGGATCTTAAGTAGGTTATCTACACCCTCATGATCAAGAGATGAGTCAAAGGTTTCATCTAGTATCAATAGGTTTGTAGCTACACTATTTTTCATCTTTGCGATCTGTCTCCATGTAAAAAGAAGTGCTAGATCAATACGTTGTTTTTCTCCTTCACTAAATGATTGATATGTAAATTCATCACGATGGCGTGATCGTATAGTTTCACTAAAACTCTCGTCGAGATCAAAGTGTACAAAGAAATCTAATACTTGTAAATACTGATTTACTAATTTGTTTATAACTGGAAGATATTGTTTAATAATTTTAGTTTTAATACCAGTATCTTTTAGCATTTCAGACATTACCTGATTATAAGAATATTCATCTGAAAGCTTAAATTTATCTTCTAGCAACGAATTGCGTTCATCATTATATTTGTTTAAATCCTTTTGTGCTGCTTCTAGATCTGCAACTGCTGAGCCTGTGAGATCGGTTTCGAGATCTCTAATTTCGTTCTGAAGCCTTGAAATCGATTGATTGTTAGAATGTATATTGTGTTGTTTGTTTCGTATTTCGGTAAGTGACTCATTTGCAATTGAAAGAGATGATTCAATCGAAGCCGACTCTGTAGTGGCACGGTCCATTGCCGATTTAAGTTCTTTTGCTTTGTCTTTGGCAGAAGTAAGTTTGTTGGTCCTAAAGTCCTCGTCAATATCTTGAGAACAGGTTGGGCACTCAACGTTGTCTTCATAGAACTTTGCATCTTTAACAACTGTTGCCATTTGCTGTTTGAACTGCGCCGTGTATTGAAGTAATGATTGTTTTTTATCATGGAGCTTATTAATCTCCTCTTCGATTCTAGGTTGTACTGATTCTACCTCTGCTGAAAGATTTGTGTTAGTACTTTGTAATTCCTGTATCTGGATATAATTACTATCAATTTTTTCTTTCTTAGATGCAAGGGCTTGATCTGTTAGAGATTTTACATCTTTAATATATTTCTGTTGCGTATCAATCTTATTTTTAGATAGATCAATATTATAAGAAATATCTTTAATTTTATCCTTTAAAGAATTTACACGATCTCTAAGAATAATATTCATTTTACTGAATACATTAATATCTAAAAGATCTTCAATAACCTCACGCCGATGCGATGCTGCTAATTGCATAAAAGGTATAAAAGATGATGAGCCAAGAACAACAACCTGATGAAAGCATTTATGATTTAGCTTTAAAATATTTTGTTCTAAGATCTTTTGATATTCTTTTGCATGGGATGATTGATTAATCATAGTATCATTCTTCCAGATTTCAAATACCTGGGGTTTAATACCACGAACAATTTTATAATTATTCTGGCCAACACTAAATTCTACTTCGACAATACACGATTTGTTATTAATAGAATTAACTAATTGGGGTTTATTAATATTCCGATGCGGCTTGCCAAACAAACCAAAAGATATGGCGTCTAGCATTGTTGACTTACCCGATCCATTATGACCGACAATAAGTGTAGATTTATTACCTGTTAAATTAATTTCGGTAAATGCATTACCTGTGGAAAGAAAGTTTTTCCATCGTACCGTTTTGAATATAATCATGCTATCTCTAGTGCTTGTGCTTCTGTCATAAGTTCTCGCATATTAACTTTAATACGATCTTTATCTAGATCTGTATCAACACCATCAATATAATCATCTACCAATTGTGATGTATCTTCAATTTCTAAACCTTCATCATCAACATTTTCGCCAAGAAATTCATTAAAGTTTTCTGCAATCTTTAATTCATGGATATCTTGGTTTTGAATACGATCAATGAATCTATCAAATAGAAATGTATCCTGCTTATTAATAACTACGACCTTAACAAACTTACCACTTAAATTTTTAACGTCATATGTATTATAATCCATTTTCTCGTCATTGTAAACAATTTTTTCAAATAAAGTATAGTTATTTCGGACTTTTTCTACTTCACGTGTTTCAGTATCAATGACATGAAAATATTTAGGATCGTGCGCGTCCGACCAGAAGAATTCCATCTGACTACCGAGATACCATACATTGTCACGTTGTGATGAACAATGAAAGTGACCAGATAATACTAATTCGAATTTGTCAAAGATTTTATGATTCATACCATGGGCATTAGTTACACCACGCATCATTTCAAATCCATTTAGCTCTAGGTGTGCACCAAGCCAATCAGCTTTACATCCCTTAATAAAATTCATAGATGTTTCGTAATTATCCTGGCATATCCATGGTAGTAATGCAATTTTAAGTGATCCATATTCCATTACGGTTGGTTCCATAACAATATGGATTTCATTCATATAATGTCCTAGACATTCTTTGAGTGAATTTAGATCATTTGTATTTTTATAGTATGTGTCATGGTTACCAGGAATAATATCCATCTTCATACCATTTTCCCTAAGTACATCTAAAAAGTGCTTACGGTTATGGTTAAGTGCTTTAAAGTTTACAAACTTACGGTGATCATAGTAATCACCAAGATGCAGAATCTGTTCAATATTATTTTCCTTACAATAAGGGAAAAATACATTTGAATAAAAGTCTGCTGAATTTTTTAAAAAAATCTCTGACGAATTACGAATTCCGCAATGTGTGTCATTCAGTACTGCTATTTTCATCTGGGGCTTTTCTCAATATAACATAGGTATCATGGATAATCCATTCTAATGAATCACCAACACTCCAACCTGTTTTTTCCATAATCTCTTCTGGGAAATCGATTACTAAATCATTATCTTCTTCTCTTACCTCAATCTTATAGACTACAGCCGTCATTCCATAAACTCCGTAAGATCAGAATCTGCTAACTTAGATTTTCTTTTTCTTTTTTCAGTTTTATAGAGATCGTCATATACCTCATCAACCTGTTTTACTTTGTCGATTCGATCTCTTAAGGTATCAACAAATGTACTTATTACATTTCCTGCAGCTTGATCTGCTGTATCTAAATCTACAAAGTTTTCAATACCAGACTTAGCTAAATATTTTAACTTAACATCTTGCTGCTTTTTTTCTTTGGCAATACGTCGTAGAAATGCATACCAAGCAATCTGTGTAAAATATGCAAAAGCATTAGGTTTACCAGTTCTGGTAGCTGCTTCTAGATTATAATTACTAATAGCCTTTAAACAATTTTCAACTGCATCCATTACCATTTCTTCGCGATATGTATAGCGAATAAAATTGGATTTGTGAGACAAACCCTCAGAGATTCTTAAGAAGCACTGTGCAATGTAATCTGGTACGATGGGAAGTTGTTGTTCGTTTTTCTTGGCTTCTTGGACTTTTTCTACGTATTCAACTACTGCCTGAGAAAAATCAGCATTATTAACATAATGAATACTTTTTCTTTTTGCCATTATATCTGTCCTTTCATAATGTAACTATTATACCGTTTTTGGCTTATAATGTAAACCTTTTAATTTTATTTTTAAATTAAAAAATAGGGGATTTACATTTCTGGTATTTTCCGGTATAATAAGCTAAGGTTACGCCGGGGAATGAATACTAGTGAAACGTTCCGCCTTTCGGTTTAAACTTAATCACATTTGCCGGTGAATCCGAATCTAACATTGGGTAATCATCGTCATATTCTTCTGTTACCAAATCGTCCATATAGCTTTCGAATTCTTCTTCACTCATTTCATCCATCTTTCCTGCTACTTTCTCTAACGGAAAAGATCTTTTTTTAGTTCTCTCGTCTAACTGTTTTCTAATTTCTTTTAAGGTTTTATGGTAATGTTTTAATACTTCCTTTGTAGGTGTTGCCTCTACAATAATATGACCAACATTTAATAACGAAACTTCGTTCGGATCATCTTGAAACATTATCCATGGTTTAAAAGAATAGAATCTTACACCTCGGGAAAAATCTTCAATATTAATTATACGAACAGCTCCCTTTATAATAACAGTACCTTGATCGTCATCCCAGTGGATAACCTCACATAAAATCTCATCGTCATTGGTAAGCTTAAATTGTTTAATATCTAGCTTTTCACTCATTTTAAAGGTACCTTATAGGATTTATGGTTAAATTTTTCTTTTTCGTATATTTTTAATCTTTCCGAAGAATGTATAAGTGAAAAGTTTTTTCTACTTTTCCAGCTAATGTCATCGCTGATATCATATAAAGTAGTTTCTCTACCATCATCACTTTTTCTTAGACCTCGGCCGATACTTTGTAATACCCTAATTTGTGATTTGCTTGGTGAAGCAAATATAATATTGTGCAGGTTCTTAATATTTACCCCGGTAGAAAAGGTACCTAATGAAGCCACAACGATTGCTTCTTTGCTTTTTTCCACAATTCCTCGTATTGCTTCTCTGTCGGCGGTATCCGTGCCACCAGATACAAAAAATATTTTACGATCTTCATTTGTCTTTTCCTCTATTAGTTGAAATAAAGGTTTCCCATGTTTTTCGACATAGTTATATAATACTAATGTATTACCCTTTTGATCAAGTGCTAGATTTCGGATAAACTGATTCCGTTTTTCATTTGTTACAATGTACTCGATTTCCTCTTGATATGTTCTGTTACCAAACTCCTTACGTATCTCCTCTGCATATTCAAGTATGATTCGTTTAATTTGGAGCTTGGCGAGAGTATCACTATCCTGTAATTCTTTTGTTGTTGTGACCTTATAAGTTCTTCCGAAGAGACCTTGTAAGACCAGCTCATGTGTTTGAGTTCCATCTAAAGTTCCTGTCGTTCCAAACCTATATCCTGCCTCTGTACATTTATTCATAATATTCATTAATGATTTGGATTTAAATCCGTGACACTCATCACCGATTACCATACCAAATTGTTGAAACCAAGATTTAGGTAATTTATAAATTGATTGCCAAGTAGAAATAATAATAGGACAATTAGTATTTTTATCTTTTCCAGAATAAATTTTATGTGCTAATTGTTCAGGCATTCCATATTGTTTAAAATCTGTAGACATTTGTTCTACCAAAGAAGTTGTTGGTACGATAACCAATACCCTTTGTTTATTTGAACTACCAATATGTGCAAGATAATATGATAGTAAAATATAAATGATTAAAGATTTACCAGAACCCGTAGGCGATAATAAAATACCGCGTTTTCTTTCTAATCCTCTTAATACAGCATCTAATTGATACGGACGAACATCGAATGGTAATGACAACGACTGTATTAAGTTATCTATTTCACTTGGATCTACATCTTCTTTTTGGTATGGATATCCATATTCATCAGATTTAAAATCTTCCATCTCGTACCCGCGCGATCGCGCGAACTGTACTAAATGGTGATATAATCCAGCAGGCAATTCTCCGGTAGCTCGACTATATAATCGAATCTTACCATCCCATACTTTATTTTTATAAGCAGGCATAAATCTATATCCTGGTACAAAGAAACTAAAAAATTCATTTAATTCCTGGGCAATACCAGAATCACAATCTACATGTAGATTAGAGTGATCTAACTTCCTGACTCGAATTGTCTCCACTTAATCATATTCCCTATAGTTTGATGTCTCCAATTAACGTTACTGATAATTTCAGACAATGTATCTATTACTGTCTTATAGTATTGTATTTTACCTTCTGAGTCTTGAATTTCAGGATCACTATCATAATAATAATCAAGCTCACCTTTAAGTATTTTAAGACCGTCAAATGGATCAGCTTCCCAACCAAGGGCCTCAACGGTTTCTTGATCCATCTTACCATTATAGTATAACCATTTCTTTTTAAGAAGTTTCTTTTGATCAAATTCAGCTCTTTTAAGCTGCAATTTATATGCAGTTAATACTTCTAGGTATTTGGCGTGAAGTAAAGGAGCTTGACGTGAAGATTCGTCAAGTTTATTAGAATCAATAATACAATCTTTTGCCCACATTTCGTGGATAGTTTTCAAGTCAATCATAATATATCCTTAGTAATTAGGATTCAGTAATAGTAGAACCTGCTATAGATCTATTTACCGTAATATTAGGTAAGCCATTTACATTAGTTGTATATGCTGCACCTGATAGTTCAAAATAAGAGAATCTAAAAGATGCACCAAACGAAATAAATGAGTCGCCGGCGGCAGTAGATTCAAATTGTATATCTGTTAAAGCTGTAGGAATACAATCAATAAATTTAATTTGACGAGTAATATTATTATGGCTTGATAAAATAGTTAAAGTCATATCTGATACTGAAGGAGGGGTATTAGCCGTTGCTTCGTATGCAGTAACATTTCCTAAATCTAATATTCTTCTCATCCATGAATACATTTCGTCATACGATTTCATATCTTCGTCAAGAAGTATATTTGCTTGTAATTCGTTAAATGTTAATTTATCCCCAATAAAGGGAATACCTGTTAATTTCTTATATGGTACTTCTACAGAGTTCATAATCATCCCAGGATGAACAAAACTTTGGAGAAAGAATTCCAAGTTTGGATAGTTACGTCTGTCAACCGTAAGTTTAAAACTAGTGGGTTGAAGGTAATTAAAATTGTCTGTTAGCTCTGCCATGTTACTATTTATATATGATAGTATAAAAAAGAGGCGACCGAAGCCGCCTCTAGTTTAATTATTATTTTCTTATTGTATTTTTATGCGCCGAGGATATTGTCAACGCGGAAGATACGATAGTACTGGTTAGTCTTAACAGCTGCAAGACCATCAGCAGGTGTTGCACCAACGAATGGGTTTGAAGCCATGCCGTAGCGTGTCTTAAATCCAATCTTTGGCTGGA